CCAGAAGATCCTTGCGCAGCGTTTGCAAGGCCTCGTGTGGGGTGGTGCTTGAATTGGCACGGACTTAACAGGCTGGGGAAATTTGGCGGACTCGTTTGAACGCCTTATTCAGTGCGGCATTCAAGCGAGCGCCGACCACTACATCAGTAAAAACGCGGTTGGCACTAAAATTCAAAATTCTGGGTATTTTACGGCTGGTTTTTGCTCGAAACTTGGCATGAATTAGGAAATAAACACCTAGAAATCAGCACTACATCTCTCCAGCGGCTCGCAGGAACTTGAACGTCGCAATCATGCTTCGAAGCCGCAATTCAAGGTCAGGATAATCGCGAGCAGCCTCCAGCCAGTGCGGCGCGCCTTCTAACCCGAAGTCAACCATGTGAGCGGTTACTTGGTTGTCTCGTATTTTCTTCTCCCCAATCCTGAGCACAGCTTCCAAGGTATCCCGTCGCATATCAAAAGGCGGCGCGGGGATAGCATTGACGGAATATTCGGCCTTTGTGGTCTCGTGCGCCAGTCGAGTTGCTCTTGCTCCCTGGTCTCCACTTTCAACGCAGTTGGCTGGCGGCCGGGCGATTGACATGGCCTCATCGAGCAGGTCCATCGTGATCGTTTCAATTCCATCAATTGGATCGACCGTCGTGAGCCGTTCGTTGTAGGCGTTGATAAATAATGCCTTGGCCGTCGTCAGCGGTTCTCCTGAAGCGACTGTCACCCTGTAAGTATCGAAGCCCGAGCAAAGCTGGACTTTACGTATTAACGCCATGACTTCAGATGAAGGTACAAATTCTCGACGAAGTCCACCTGGGCCCTTCCCGGGGACCTCAACGAAGTCCCATTTTTCACGCTCGGCTAATTCATACCAACTCTTCCTTGTCGTAGGAAATTTAGGCAAGCGAAAGCTCGCAAGCTCGGCCGCAGAGTAAGTGTTACGCGACGTAACAGTTATATTCATAACGTAACAGTTATATTCATCAAATAAATCAATAGCTTAAAAAATTGCTTCGTAAAAGTAACTGTAACGCTTGACGTCGTTACAGAGTTACAGTTACGATGCGCTCTGTCAATTTCAAATCGTTCAACTGACATGGCTAAAAAAACCACCGCACCAAAAGACTGGACCAAAGAGTTCATCAAATACCGAATCAGCGAAATGTTCGGTTCGATGACGGACATGGCCCATTGTTACGGGTTGCACCCATCCGTGATTCGCCGGGCTCTGCGTGTGCCTTACCCGAAGGTTGATCGGATCATCGCCAAGGCCCTTGGCGAGCATCCGGCAGACATCTGGCCGTCGCGTTACAACCGTCACGAATGTGCGAGCAACCCGCGCCTTTGGCGGCGCTGGATCTGTGTAAAGACTAGCACACCCGATGCGGATGTTGATGTCAATTCACCGTCCTCTACCTGACATGCTGCGGCATCCAGATACCCGTTCCGGCGATCTTTTTGCCGAACACACCGAGCGTCCAGGAGCTCTTGGTTGCCAGGTAGAAATCTCGGCACGCATGGCGGTGGCTCTGGAGCATGCCCGTGAGCGTGGCCTGACCCGCGAACGGATTGCCGAGCGAATGAGCTATCTGCTCGGCGAAAAAATAAGCAAGGAAACCCTTGACGGATATATCGCACCGTCGCACCGCGATCGCGAATTGCCGTTCCGTCGCGCGATGGCGTTCGATGCGGCGCTTGGGGAAGACGTGCTGATGGGCTTGTTCGCGGAAAAGTTGGGCGGGCGGCATGTGGTGAGTGCAAATGACGCGGCGCTGCTGGAATGGGCACGGCTGCACTACGAAGAACGCCAACTAGTGGCCAGAAAGAAGGCGCTGGAAGTGGTGCTCTTATCAAGGAATGGAAAATGAGCTTCTCAAACGGCATGAAAACCCATTATTCCTGTGCTGAACTGGCTGCGTTGCGAATAGCTGGATTCCCAACTGCAAAAAAGAACTGGATTTCACTCGTCGAGCGTGAGAAATGGGAAAGCCGTCCAAGAGTTGGTAGAGGTGGTGGGTATGAATACCTTCCCCCGTCATCCGTCCTCAAGAAAATTCGCGCCCAGGAAAAGATTTTCTCCGCCGTCGCCAACCCGAAGCCGGAGCACGTGATTCTGGCGCGGGCCTGTGCCGATATCGCACAACTCAGAGCCGACGAGGAGGCCGCCAAGCAATCACGTTTCGAGCGCGGCCAAGAGCAGCTGCGCATGCTGGTAGGCGGTCTTTCAAAGCATGAAGCGCTGTCCCTGAGCGGCCATTGCGAGATCGCCGAGGGCTGGAAAGTCTGGTTTCACCGGCAGCAACCCCTCAAGCGGACCCCGTCCTGGCCGCTGTTCTCCCGCGCCTACAACCTGGCCGAAATCCCGGTTTCAAAAGCGGTTCGCGACGCGTTTCCCAAGGTCTCGCCGCGCTCAGTGCAGCGCTGGGTGACGTGGTACGAAGACGGCAACTTTGAAGCCCTGGTGGATCGTCGGAACGGCAGCGACAAGAAAGGCAAGAACACCTTTTCGGCGCAGCCACTGCTGGCAGCATACGCCAAGAAAATCATGCTGGAGCGCCCTGGAATCAAAACCGAGCAGCTGCATGAATTACTGAAAACCGCCGCCATCGACCAGGAAACCGGCGAGGTGTTGTTCCAGGCCCCGAGTTATACCCAGGTGTATCGCTTCCAGAAGGCGTGGATTGAAGAAAACGGCGATCTCTACCTGCAGGCGACCAACCCGGATGCCTTCAAGAACTCCGTCATGCTGGCCTTCGGCAGCTACTCCGAAGAGGTCACGGAATACAACCAGCGCTGGGAAATGGACGCCACGCCGGCCGACTGGCTGCTGCTCGATGCCGATGGCAAGAAGCGCCGGTATACCGTTAGCGTGATCGTCAATGTATGGTGCCGGCGAATGATCGTCGTGGTCAGCCGCACGCCGAAGACCGAAACGCACTGTATCGCCCTGCGCCAGGCGTTGTTGGCCTGGGGCGTACCGAAGCAGATCGTGACGGACAATGGCGCGGACTATCAGAGCGAGCATTTCAAGCGCGTGCTGAAGGCGCTTGGTATCGATCATCTGACCCGAAACCCCTTCAGCCCGGAAGAAAAGCCGCACGTCGAGCGCGGTATCGGCACCCTCAACCATTCCATTCTTGAGCTGCTGCCGAATTTTGCCGGGCACAGCGTGGCCGATCGAAAGGCCATCGAAGCGCGGCGCTCTTTTGCCGAACGCCTGGCCAAGAAGGGTGAGCTGGTTGATTTTGCTGACGTAATGGACGGTTCATGCACCGGCGATACGCTGCAAAAGAGCATCAACACCTGGCTTAAAGGGTGCTACGAACACAACGAACACGGTGGCCTCAAAACCACGCCCTTCCTGCGCGCCAGTTCATGGACCGGCGACGTCCGGCGCATCGAAAACGAACGCAGTCTGGACCTTCTTCTGGCACGGCCGGCCGGGAACAATGGCCGGCGCACGCTGCAGAAGAAGGGGATCAACCTCGATGGCACCTGGTTTATCGCTCCCGAGCTGGCCAGTATCGAAATGGGCAGCCAGCTGGATCTGTTCGAGACCGAAGATCTCGGCAAGATCGTCGTTTATTACCGAAAGAACTTCCTGTGCATTGCTCAGGCCCCGGAACGCACGGGCGTATCACGGGCCGAGATTGCCGTCAAAGCTGATCTGATCCAGAAAGACCGGCTGAAGACGGCACGCAAGACGATCAAGGCTGAGACGCGTAGCCTGCCGGACACCGGCGACGTATTGGCGCGCCACCTAGCCGAACGTGCCGCCGCCGCCAACAAGCTGGTGCAGGGACAGTTTGGCCAATCCACCACGGCTTACACCAGCCACGGACTGGAGCAGGCTGGCCGGGCGCAGGCGGCAATGGACGGTCCGCAGCCCTCGGCGCAGGCGGCCGCGCTCTCCGATCTGGCGCAACAGATGATGCGCGAAGCGCCGACCAACCTCTCCGCCCTGCCTGGGGCACAAGCACACGCCACGCCGATGGAAGGCATGACGGCCCGCGAACGCTATGTTCTGCACGGGCAATACGTGGCGCTTGTTGAAGCGCACGGCGGCGATATCGAGATTCTGCCGGAAGCCTGGCAGCGCCGCTTCCTGCTTAAGTTTCCAGAGTCATCGATTTACCGGGAGCAGGCCAGTTTGGCCGAGGCCCAAAAAGAAGCCGCTACCCGTTAGCGCGGGCAGCGGCGAGCGTTCAGAGCAGCAACCAAACCACAACGAACGGAGTAATTATGGCTGAAAACATAGTGACCATGCAAAGCGGCCTCGGGCAGATCGCCCCGCTGGCTAACATCGGCGTGATGGAAAACGCCATCCACCGGCTTAAAAACCGGGGGCCAGGTGACCCCGGACTATTCGTTATCAGCGGTCCGTCAGGCTACGGAAAGAGCATGGCGGCGGCACTCGCCAAGGCGCGGCACCAAGCCTACTACCTGCAGCTGGATGACTTTGTCACAAAGAAGGGCTTGTTGGTCAGTTTATGCCGCGTTCTGGCCCTGGTGCCCCCTAGCGAGAAGCCGAAGGGAACGACAGCGGAGCTGGCCGATATGGTTGGCGCGCAATTGGCCACCAGCCGGCGCGTGCTGATCATTGATGAGTTCGACTTCGCGGTGAACAAAGGGTTGGTGATGAGCGTCTTCTCGATCTACGAGAAGAGCAAGGCCAGCATCCTGTTGATCGGCGAAGAAGCCATGCCCGGTAACCTCGCCAAGTGGGAGAAGTTCTCCGGCCGCGTGCTCGATACGCTGTACGCCGAAGCCATTGGCCTGAAAGACGCGCAGACGCTGGCGCGGCACAAATACCCGGAGTTTGGCTTTGCCGATGACCTGCTGCAGCACCTGGTGAGCATCTCTGACGGTAGCGTGCGGCGGGTGAATAACAACCTGGCGACGATCCATAACGAGGGCTTGTCGATGGGCTGGGAACGCTGCGATCTGGCCGTCTGGGAGAAGTTCGAGGCAGCAAACGGGGCGCGCAAGCTGCAGGTGGCTGGGGTCAAGCGGAGGGGGGCGTGATGGCGCGCCGCGAATCTTGCGCTAAAGCGCTCCATCTTTCCGCAACCGTTGCTGCCAGCAAACCGGAGGGGCTGGTGATGGTCAATCTTTCCATCAGTGACCTGGTTTGCTCCCGCGACGCCAGCACCAGCCGCATCAATGCCCGACTCGCCCTGACGCGCACTGAAGCGGTTGAATTGCACAAGGCTTTATCAAACGAGGTGCGGAGACTTGGCCATGTCGCGTAAACCCGCCATCCTCGAACTCATCGGCGGCAAGAGCCAGCGACAGCGCGTTTGGGAATCCCTTCGCGCTTTTGCTGGAACGGACAGCGGATTTTTTACCGCAGACGCCCTATCGCGTAGCAGCAAGGTCGAGATCGACCCGATCAACACTTATCTAAAAGGGCTGCACGCCGCCGGGTACATTGGCATCGTCGGCGACGTTATGCGCGGCGTAAAAAACGTGTACCAGATGATGCGTGATAACGGCGTCGAAGCGCCCCGCGTGCGTCGCGATGGCTCCCCGGTAACTCAGGGTCGCGGAAACGAGGCGCTGTGGTCTGCAATGACCGTGCTCGACTCTTTCAGCCCGGCTTTGCTGGCGGAAATCGCCGGAGTCAAGGCGTCAACGGCCTCAGCTTACTGCAAGGCGTTGAGCAAAGCGGGCTACCTGCAGGTGATTACGGCGGGAAAAGGCATAGGGAAAGGTGGAATCGCCTCGATCTGGGCGCTCAGCCCGGAGCATCGACTGAAGCCGCGAGCGCCAATGATCACCCGCCTGCACGCCGTCTACGACCCGAATATTCACTCGATTGTGTGGTCGGAAGGCGCGGACGAAGCGGCTGATGCCGTAGAAATGGGCGAGGTGCTGTAATGGCTGACATCCGCACGCCTTCTACCCTAACCATGGCGCAGGCTGCTGTAAAACGCCTGGGAACCATCCAGGCTACGGCGAACGTGATCACGGCCTCCGGATTTCGCGTCGGTCGCGCCAACCTGTCGCGCTACCTGAACAACGATCTGGACAGCGTCTACAACATCGAGGCCGCGATTGTGGCGTGCTTTGACCGTTGCCCATGCCCCTACCTGGGAATGGAGGTCGATTCCGTCCATTGCCGCGAAGTGAATTCCGGCCCGGTACCAACGTGGGACCCGTCCGCAATTGATCAACGGCGCGCCTGCCAGACCTGCCCGCACGCCCCAGGAGCGTTTCCTCAGACCGGCGTTGCCGGATCTTCAGTGCACAAACCGGAGGTGAGCAAGTGAGCGCCAATCACGCCCTGGTCTTTGACCTCAACGTCGAGCGCGATCGCCGCGCCACGATGCCGCAACGCATCAGCCTGGCGGACGCCTTGCGCCGCATCGAGCGCAGCAGCCAGTGGCTGGCCGGTGCCCAGCTGCGCGTTCTGGCCTTTTCCGCCAACACCCTGCATGACCCGGTGATTATCGTCGCCAGTCACCCGCGCGTCTGGTCACTGTTCTCCGGCCGTGCCGAGCGTACCGGCTACCGGCAGGACGGCGCCCTGCGCTACGAGGTATGGGAAGGCATCGATCACATCAACCACGTCTGTATCCGCTGGCTGGAGGTAATGGCATGCGCAGCCTGAAAACCCTGAAACAACTCACCCACAACGCCGCCCGCGCCTGGCTGCACTTCTGGCGTGCCGTCCGTTACTGGCACTTCCTCAACTACTCCTGGCACCTGGCCTGGCACAAGGCGCGGAGGTCCATGTGAGCAAGATGACCGACATCACGGCACAAAGCGTCATCGGGCGTTTCCTGATTGCCCTGCGCGCCGGCCGCATGACCAGCCGCGAACTGACCGACCGCCTCGACAGCTTGCCGAGCTTGAAGCAGATGCGCAGCAGCGGCCTGATCGATGGCGACGAGAACGGCTGGTTCCTGACCGAGGCCGGGCGCGCCGCCTGCCCGCTGCGCAATCCGCTCGCCGCCGTCATCACCCCGCCACCGCTCGGCGGACAGGCCGCCCGGGCGGTACCGCTGCAAACGCCGCCCACCATCCACGAACGCCACAACCGGCTCGCATTGCCGGAAACCACAGGAGAAAACGCCATGCCCGAACCTGCATTGACAAAACCAATGACCGCCGTCAGCCAGGTGTTACTCATGCTGGCCGACGCACCCAAGGGAGTCACGCGCAAAGACCTGATCACCCGCACCGGCCTGAAGAAGAACAACATCGACAACGCCATCTTCAACCTCGTTTCCTCCGACAAGGCCACGCGCCTCGGTTACGGCCTCATCGGCATCACCGACGAAGGAAGAACCGCCGCCAAGAAGTTGAAGATCGACCGGCCGGCGATCGCCACAAGCGCGCCGGTCGTTGCGCCACCGGCCGAGGTCAAGCCACCCGTACAGGCAGAGCCGCCCGCCGAGCTTGAAACATCGACGACCACGCCAACCGACGAAGAACCCGACGAAACGCCGGCGCCAGACATCGACTTCTGTGTTTACGCCGATGGGCACCTGGCCATCATCGACGGCGACGAGATCCTTGTACTGCCGCCCGATGCCACCCGTCGCCTCGGCCACTTCCTCGGCTGCTTCGACCTGAACGACGGCGCGTCGCGCCTGGCCTGCTAGCCACAACCACCCCTTAACTACCCAACCACCCGGAGACCCCATGGAAATCACCCTAGCCACCATCCGCACCGCCGCCGAACGCCTGGCAGCGGCGCACGTCGCTACCACGGCGCGTGCCAGCCTGCTGCAGGACGAAATCAAGACGGCGGTAACGCCGATCTATGACCGCCATCGCACCGGCCTGGATGCCGCCGCCGAGGAAGAAGCCCGCGCCCGAGACGAACTGCAGCAGTTGCTCGAAGGCGCCCCGCAGCTCTTCACCAAACCCCGCTCATTCGTCATCAACGGCGTGCGCGCCGGCTACCGCAAGGAAGAGGACAGCCTCTTCTATGCCGACGAAACGGCCGTCATCGCCCGCATACGCGCGCTGATCCCTGACCAGGCCGATCTGCTCATTCGCACCGAAGAATCGCTGGTCGCGGACGCGCTGCCCCAGCTCGATGGAAACGCCCGCCGCCGGGTCGGCATCTCGCTCATCACCGGCGTCGATCGCGCCTTCATCACTATTGGCGACTCCGACGTCGAAAAGCTGGCCCGCACGCTGATCGCCGACGCCATCCGCCGGGTAGGCGATGAAGAGGCCGCGCCGAAGAAGAAGGGCAAGGCGAAGATCAAAGAATCGGTGTAATTCGCAAACCAATTTCCAACCACTCCCACGAAAGGGGAAAACGCATGAACTCATCTGAACTGATCGCCAAAGTCGCCAGCATTTCCGGCGAAACCCGCAAGGCCGTCGAGGCCGTCCTTAAGACCACGGCTGACGTGATCGCTGCCGAGCTGCAGGAAGGTGGCGAAGTCAAGCTGCTGGATATCGGCCGGCTGCACGCCCAGAACAAGGCGGCGCGTACCGGGCGCAACCCGAAGACCGGCGACGAGATCGCCATCCCGGCCCGGTGCGTGCCGAAGTTCACGCCGGCCAAGGCGCTCAAGGAGGCCGTCAACGCCTAGTCGTCTGGCTCGATGGCGCCCGGGTAACGCGCCGGGGCCATCCGGCAAGCCGATTTAACGGAGGACACGATGAAACTCACCAAAGAACAGAAAACCGAGCTGGCAGAACGACTGACGTCCCCCTGGGGGTGTGTCGAACTTCTCTGCGACGGCTATCGGATCGCCCTCCAGGTGCAGCGCGCAAAGGGCATGACCTACCGCGTGGTCACCTTCGTCAATGGCGAATGGAAGGGGCTGTGGTGCTCAGGGAAGGCGGAACACCCTGAACAGAAGTTCCTCAACAAGAAAACGCATCGCGCCTGCACGCCCAGCCAAAAAGCCAAGATGGAGAAGATCATCGGCAAGCGTGCGGTCGCCAAAGACCCGTACTACAGCAAGACGTTTGTCACCTACGACCTCTCGTGGCCAAGCGGGAAAGCCGCCATCAACCACCTGTGCCGTGTCTGTGAATCCGTTGAAATCGCGCCACCGAAGGAGGCACAACCATGAACGCTCCGTCCGCTGCCCTGCGCTCCATCGACCGCTTAAAGCAAAGGCGCAAAACAATTCAAACCGGAAAAAACTGGTTAGCCAAGCACGTCGACTTTGATGACATGGCTTACCGTACGTTACTAATGCGTTGTGCCGGCGTTAAGTCGAGCAAGGATATCAACTCCGTTGATCGTGCCGACGCGGTGATCGCCGCCCTGCGCAAGCTGGGATTCCCCACGCTGGCCAAAGGCGGGAAGGCGCCGGCCCGGCTGGAACACGAACCCTACCTGCAAAAGATCGAAGCGCTGCTCGCCGACATGGAACTGCCCTGGGCCTACGCTGAAAAGATCGCCGAGAACATCACTGGCGGCAACAAGCCCGAAGCCATCAAGCGCCTGGAATGGGTCAAACAGCAGAAGCACCTGGTGGGCATCATCGCCGCCCTGCATGCCGAGAAGAAGAAGCGGCTGACCAGAGTGCTCGAGCAGCTCGGCGCCCGCCTGGCCACGCGCGGATTAACGCCGCAATGGGTTGCGGATCAGGCCGAAGCCATGGGGCGACTCGGCCAGCCGTGGCCCTGGCATGACTGCCTCGAAACCCTGCGCCTGATCGCCAAGCGCCTTGATAAATACGAACAGGACTGACATGGACGCCCGAGCCTACCCGGAGCTGCTCGCCGACCTGGCCGACCAGGTGGCGCTCAAGATCGTTGAGCTGGGCACTCCCATGGATAAAGCGGCCGACATCGGTTTCGCCGTCGCCGAGCACATCCGCGAGCACTGGGGCGGCCAGCCGATCTACCTTCCCAAGGGCGCGCAGTACGATTTCTCAATGCGCGACATGCAGGTCTTCGAACGCTTCAACGGCCACAACCATGCCGCCCTGGCGCGAGAGTACAATCTGACGGTCATGCGCATCTACCAGATCGTCAAGGCCGTGCGGGCCGAGTTGATCAAGAAAAGACAGGGCGCGTTGTTTTGATAAGGGAGAATAAAATGAAGATGCTTGCTTTTGCTTTAGCAATGGTGCTGGCCAGCTTCCTGGCCGGATGTGGGCAACAAGAGCCACCGAAGCAAGCCGCTGCGCCGGCTGCTGTGGTTCCGGCGCCGCCAGTAAAAACACACAATTACTCACTCAAAGACGGCTACGAATACGGCTACGAGCGCGCGGTTTCAGCGGTGGAACAACAGCGTGGGCAGGCCACCAGCGTTTTGATAATGGCTAAGTATGCCGGGCAATACGAGGGTAAGTATCAGATTTACATGAAGCCCCCAGAACAGCCCGGGTCCGTCGTCGTCGCGGAGTGCTCCAACCCCTGCGAGTTCATGAAGGTGATGGTTTTCTTCCAGGGCGAGCACGTGACAACCGAGCGGATGCGCACCGCGCCCGGAATCATTGGCTGGATGATCCTGGAGGATGCTATCAATGGCGAGCTGGAACAGTACGTGGCGGAGAAGAATGGTCGCAAGATCGTCTTCCGGTTCGATGAAAAGAAGGGGTTGATCACTTCTCCACTGGCTGAGGTGAAAAACGCGCCGTAGCCTCTCAGCACTGGAAGAAGAACAACCAACCCCGCTCCGGCGGGGTTTTTGTTTTAAAGCCCTTTAGTCGATTGGCTTTGGCCGTCTGCGTACCCTTTCGGTATGCGACAAATCACCCTCATCGTCATCCACTGCAGCGCATCGCCAAATGGCGAAAGCCTGTTCCGTGGCACGCCCGGCCAGCCCGGTTTTCAAACGCCGGCCAGCGCCATTGACGGCTGGCATGCCGCGCGAGGCTTCAAGCGCGCACCAGACGCCCGCGCCCGCTTCAATACCGACCTCGCGGCGATCGGCTATCACCACCTGATCTACCTCAACGGCGCCGTCGTCGCCGGCCGCGCGCATGACGAGATCGGAGCGCACGTCTCCGGCTACAACCAGAAGAGCCTGGGCATCTGCATGGTCGGTACCGACCGATTCTCAGCCGCGCAATGGGCATCTCTGCGCGACCTGGTCAGCATGTTGCGCGGCATGTACCCCGACGCACGCATCGTCGGTCATCGGGATCTGTCGCCGGATACGAACGGCAACGGAGTCGTCGAGAAATTCGAGTGGCTGAAAATCTGCCCGGGCTTCGATGTCGCCACATGGATCGCGGGCGGCATGGCCCCCATCGCAAAAGGTCAGCGGGGCGCCGCTTGCGGCGCATCCGCTACACCGACGGGTTGTGCGTCAAACGATGGATCGGAGAGCTAACTTGCAAAATTCTGAGGGCAACGCCACTACGCATGTGGTCTGGCTGAGTGGCGGCAAAGACAGCACGGCAATGGCTTTGCGCTTGGCCGAAGTGCAGCCGGAAACAGACTGGCGCTTTGTTTGCACGCCTACCGGCAACGAGCTGCCGGATGTGTTTGACCATTGGGAGCGAATGGGCGAACTGCTGGGCAAGCCGCTAGAACGGGTGATGCACCCTCTTGGCTTGGCCGGACTGATTGACGCACAGGCGATGCTGCCCAGCCATGCAGCGCGGTGGTGCACTCGGATGCTGAAAATACAGACCGCGAAGGCGTGGTATGCAAAGCACGCGCCCTGCGTGGCCTATGTGGGGCTGCGGGCCGACGAGCCAGAGCGCGAAGGGTTGTTTGGCACGAAGATTCCCCAGAACTACCCGCTGCGCGAATGGGGGTGGGGTTTGCCGGAAGTGCTTGGCTACCTGCAACAGCGCGGCGTGAAAGTGCCAACGCGGACGGATTGCGCGTGGTGTTACGACCAGAGCCTGCCGGACTGGTGGGAACTGTGGCACCGCTACCCGGCGATTTACGCGCAGGGCGAAGAGATTGAAGCGCGGCACGGGCACACGTTTCGCAGCCCGCAGCGCGACACATGGCCGGTGCGGATGGTTGATTTGCGCCAGCGGTTTGAGGGTGGCGACGTGCCGAGAAATACGGCGCTGAACCACGATTTGTTTGATGCAGAGCCGCAGCGGTGCCGGGCGTGCCTGCTTTGACGCACAACAACCCCCTGGAGGTCCCCAATGCTCGTTCCTGACTGGAAAGAAGCATGGTCCTGGCTATCCGTGCAGCTTGCCGCAGGCATCGCCGCGCTGGCGACGGCGTATGACTACCTGCCGGCCGTGCGCGAGAACCTGCCGGAAGGCTGGGTCAAGTATGCGATCCCGCTGATCATCCTCGGCCGCGTGATCGACCAGACCAAACGGGCCGCCAAATGAACCGCGCCCTGGTTCTCCTGGTTGTCGGAATCGCCCTGTTCGGATTCGGTTTCGTCAGCGGCAAGCGCGCCGAACACAACGCCAACGAAGCCCGCCGCGCCGAGGCGCAACAGACCGCCATCGAACTGCACAACGCGGTCGCCATCACCGCCCGTACCGAGGACGCCAAGGCAGTAACGCGCGCCGCCAGGACTGAGGCTGTTTTTAACGGAATCACCCGGGGAGCACTCACCTATGCGCAATACCACCTGCCTGCTGATGATCTTTGCCATCTCGATGCTGACGGCCTGCGCCTCTGGCGGGACGCCAATGCCGGGGCTGATGCTGCCCCCGCCACAGACGGCGATGGCGCCATGCCCGCCGCTGCCGCCCCCCTTGAGCGGCAAGCCGATGGATCTGCTCAGCAACCACATCGAGGTAGCGAAGCTGTATCACCAGTGCCGGGACCGACACCAGGCGCTGATCAACTGGATGGAGGCAACTGATGCGCTACGCTGACGCCCGCAACCAGATCCGCACCGGCGACCTGATCGCCGTACGCAAGAAGCACGGTTTCCTGCCGACGCTCACGCGCTGGGTCACCCGCTCGCCTTACACGCACACGGCCATCGCGCTATGGGGCGGCACCGACGCGCAGCCGCGCCTGCTCGTGGCAGAGGCCAAGGCCAGTGGCGGTTTTCTCACGCCCCTCTCGCAGTACGCCGATATCGACTTCGACGTATTCGACGCCCCGCGCGAGACGCTGATCACGATCGAGTCCGTCGTCTGGGAGGTGCTCGGCGTGCCGATCGGCTACGACATGTTCGACCTGGTGCGCATCGGCCTGAATCGCCTATTCGGTATCCCGCTGCCGGCCGGCGATGACGCCCTCAAGGTCTGTTCCGCCCTCTCGGCCACGCTGTGGCTGCAGGCCGGCTGGCGCCCGCGTTATTTACCCTCCATCCCCGCGCCTGACGACGTCGCGGCCGCACTGGCGGTCCCGCCACGGCTGCAGGTTCGGG